ACTTCTCCTTATTATAAAAAAAAAAATAGGAAGGGAGTTTAGTCCCTCCCTATTATATATTACTTGTTATCAGCCTTGTAGTACTGCTGGAATAAGTGACATTGTCCTTGTTGGGTCCAATACACAAATACCAAGTTTAGCCATCCTGTGAATAACAGCACTATCTTCATCAAATGACATATATGGATTATTCATTTGACCAGTGAATGGGTTTCTAAGACCCCACTGATAGCCCCTATATTCAGTTTGACCCTTAATAGCACACTTAAAGATATTAGGTTGGTCCATAGTACCAATGTACATAATATCATATCTGTATGACATAGCTACACCACCATTAGGATGTTGTATCTTATTTCTTACAGGGTCATCATAGAATGGGTCAACATCAATCTTAACCCTAACACCATTAGGTGCCTTGTACTCAACAAATTGGAAACCTGCACTCAAAGAGTTGGTATGCAATTGTGATTGAGTCTTCTGTACAACACCAATAGAGTTGTTATCCAGTACAAACTGAGTCCAACCTGATACAGTCTTCAGAACCTCTTTGTGGAATTGGATAGCTCCTCTTTCACCTGTCTTAATCAAGAAGTACCTGTCACCAAAGTCCAACTTAGCTGCTGATAGCTCATATAGAGCGTCTTCAAGAAGTTTCAAACTGAATGTATTGTAGTACATTGTATTTGATACTTCCATTTGCTCAAATAGACCAGCACCAGTCTTAATGGCATTACCTGACTTACCAAAGTTCATGTATTCACCATTAGCATTCCTGTTGCTTCTACCAAAAGCAAGAGCATTATTCTTATACTCTGAGAACTATTGCTCAACTTCCCAGTCTACATTGTGCATCCACATTGTAGCAACTGACTTAGTATATCCACCAGCAGTAGGCTTCATGATAGGAATACCAACAGCTAGTTTCTTGTTCAACATAGAACCTTCAACCTTGTGCTGAATCCTAATAGTAGACCACTCATTTCTCATAGAAACAGGGCTAGAGAATCTTACATCACCAACCTTTCTAGACATTTCTTTCTCAACAAATGCAGCCTCTACTGAGAACCTTTCACCTGCTAGCAATCTTTCAGCAGGACAACCAGTAGTATTACCACCAGCTAGTTCTACCTTATATACTGCATTAGTTCCTTCCATTCTTGGCTCACCAAGAATCCTAAACTGATAGACTTCATTCAAGTTACCTACAATGTACTCACCATCAGCAAACCAATCCTCTGGGAATACCAGATAGAAAGGAGCTGTTCCAGCACCTACATTAGCACTTTCTGAAGTTACTACATTACCATTCTCATCTCTAGCTTCTACTAGTGGAATGTTTCTCCTTGAAGAACCAATTACATCCCAGTAATACTCACTATCATCCTCAAATTCCTTTGTAGGGAATTGGTTAAGGAATGTATCAAGTGTCTTTCCTCTATAGAAAGCTAATAGTTGCACCATCAAGTTAGTGGCTTTTTGAGGAGCCAACTGAAAGATGGAGCCAAGGTGGTTTTCTTTAGTAAGACCCTTCCAGTGTTGGAAGCCTATCATCTAAAACTTACCTAATTTTCCAGCCATAATAAATCTAATTTATCAGTTAAATCATTAAAATTTTTAAATATCCAATTTGTAACCTTTTCCAATAAAGGACTCAGGGTCTTCATCTACTCCACTAACTAACTTTAGATTTCCATCAGAGGTTCTCTGAGTATTGTTAATGGTGCTTTCAAGTTCTCTAAGACCTTTCTTTACTTCCTTACTTACCTTGCCTTTTACAAGACCATTTAAGTTTTTAAACCCATCAGTAAGTGTGAATATAAGACCCACATTCTTGAGGAAATCTGTACTGTTATCCCTTTCATACTTTTGAATAGCAGTAAGGTAATCACCTGTTTCAGGGTCTTTATAAATAGGCTTTGATATATTATCATATACCTTTTGTCTAGTTGTCTTATCAACTTCAATCTCACCAAAGACCTTTTGGTCTTCAAGTATTGAAGTCTTTAACTTAGAAGCCTATTCTTTTCTCTCCTGTTCAATCTTCTAATCTTCTGCCTAAGCATTCTTCACAATATCTTGATATTGTGTCTTAAAGAAGTCTTTGTTACTTTCCAAGGCATCTTTTGCATCATCAACATCATTACCAGCATCAAAGGACCTCTTTACTTCTCTATCTGCCCTTTCTTTACTGAAACCTCTGTTAATGAAATCTTGATATATAAGCTATCTCCTAAGATTCTCTCCCTACTCTCCCTCATCACTAAGGGCAGTCTCATCTATCTTATCAAGATATTTGAGAGTGTTTTCATACTGTGTGATAACTGGCTGTTCAACACCAGCATTAAGAGCTTCATCAATTCTCTTTTGTCTTTCATCAAGACCATCATGAATTTTCTGCTCTATCAAATCTCTGAAATCCTCAGGGGTTTTAACCTTAGAATATGCTCCATCATCAAGGTCAGGTAAGATACCTTCCTCCTTCAAGGCTTTGGCAATGGAAGAGTAGAAGTTTGGAGAAGTACCATCATCCTATGTGGAGGTGGTATCTTCCTTTTCCTCTTGATTATTCTCTTTTCCACTACTTACGCTCTCTGGTTTATCTGTAAATAAAGCACCTACATCTACAACCTCAGTAGTTTCTTTTTCTTTCTTTTCTTCTTCTTGACCAGCAGGCTGCTCTTCTTTATTATCAGCAGGTGGAGTTTCCTCAGTACCTGTATCTTCAAAGAGTGCTTCTACTTCCTCTGGTGCAAGAATATTATCTACACTTAATTCTCCATCCATATGTCTTCTCCTTAACTATTAAAACTTTATGCAAAGGTAAGCAAGTTTTTTGAATTGTACAATGCCTTAATTAAAATAATAATATATCTAAAACAAAAATACTTATACTATACTTTATTTACTGTATTCTGATAGTAATCTTTTCACCCCTATCAGATGCTTCTTTTAGCTTAGCATATAGTTTAAAAAAGGTATCTCTGCTATTAATAACCTAGCCTTTTACTTTATTAAACCCCACTAGAATACAACCTGAGCTATCTTTATCAGTATTACCTACATGAATTAATACTCCATCAAATCCAGGTACATCAATAAGCCTTGGCAATTTCCCATCAATACCTTTATACATATCTTTCTTTGATAATCTAGGTGATACCTAGTTCATAGCCACCTTATACAATCCTGTTGGAATAGCTGTCTATGATGGAACTTTTATTTTCTCTATGGTAGAGATAGGGGTGGACTAATCCAACCCCCTATCTTTATCTTCCATAGTATCACAAAAGTATACTCCATCAATGAATAGCTTACCAATAGTATAGGTATATTGTTTACCAACTCTATTAAGCTTCAGTTCCATTGTTATTTGTATTTATTTTGTTTTCTACTTTATCCTAGAGATACTATATTATAGTGTTTACTACATCCTCTTTCTGAGTGGATGCCTCCTTCTTTAACTCTCCAGCCTTACTTTTAAAGTAAAGCGATACCCCAAATATACCACCAGCATAAGTTAATGCTTGAGCTATATATAGCAGGGTTCCATTTGCTATATCATAGTTATTAAGGAAGAATGATAAAAATGCAAGAATCATTCCACTTATTACCATAGCTATAGCAGTGCAATACTATATCCATTCTTTTATATTAGGACTCATTTCACTATCTATATAAATCTGTTTTGACCATTAGTTATGTAGGGGTTCTTCTCAACTACATCAACTATAACTACCTTCTATTTCTTTTGGAATAGTCTTACTATCCATAACTTAGAGGGAGTATTTATATATTCCTTCTAGTAGGATGCAACAACATATTTTTCACTTTTAAAGGTAGGTGAAGTAATTATTGTAGATGGGTACTATAGCTTAATCCTTATATTATACCACTAATCCCCAAGTAATGTGTCAACTTTAACAGATTTATCTTTAAAGATAGTATCACCTTTAAGTTTTATAGTATCTGTCTTGGCAGCTCTTGAAGATATATAGTATAGCTCCTAAAGGTTTTTATCCTTTATTTTAAGCTAACTCTGAACCTCTTTTAATTTACCCACAATGCTATCATTAAGATAAGCAAGCTAATTTGCTTTAAATTGAAATACTCTGCTCTTATTATTCACAGTATCAAGTTGGCTCTAATAGGCTTTATTATTAGCCATTGATATAGAGTACTTATTGGATAGTGAATTATAAGAGCTATAAGATTTTATAAACATAGCTGCGAATATAATACTCACAACTGTAAGCACAATTATTAGTTTATTTTTCATATTATAAAATTTAAAAGGAAGGATACCAAAAGGTATCCCCCTTTTTATTATTAACCATAATATTTGTAGTTATTGGTTGTTGTATTATAAACCAAGGTCTTAATAGCCTCATGTGTTACAAAACCACTTCTATAGTAAGCAAATGTGTATGCAAAGTTCTGATTGCTACCATAGCTGGTAGCATTGTTATATACTCCAGTTGGGAATACATTTGAGAACTTGACATATTGATTTACAATCTTTACAGATTGGTTATTCTCATTATAAGTAGCTGCAAAAGCATAAGCTGTATTAGTGAGACCTCTAAAGGTGCTGAACACATTTGATACATCACAAGGAGAAGTACTAGTACCTGTAAAGTTAGGCATATAGAATATGTGATTTATATTACCCAACTTACTGGCAGTTATATAACTGAATACATTCAAGTCAATAGTCTATGGAAAACTAAAACCTGAGAATGTATATACCATAGAAGTTATATTAGGACAGTAGTTAAAGAATGTCTTAGGAATAACATAACTCCTTCCACCCTGAGTGTAATAAGAGATATTCCTACAGTTTATAAACATACTATCAAGTGACAGTCCAGTAGATGACTTTAATGGATATAATAGGTAAGGAGGAATCCTTCCATGCAGTCCATAATCATTCTTACTGAAGTCATGTCCATAAGCACTACTTTGAACATCATGTCCACAATAAGAGAACAGCCCTGTTACTACAGCATTACTTGGATTACAGTATCTGAGTAGGTCAGGTGCACAGCAATATAGCAGAGTTCCTGACTTAGTAGTGCCTGAACCAAAGTCCAGATAAGTACATACAGTACCATCATTGGCATCATCTAAGTTTTCAACACCATTTACTTTACCATTAACACCATCATATTGCCAAATCTATGTAGTAAGATAAGTATTCTGAGTTACAGCTTTCCAGCTATTATCAGCATATATCCACTTATAAGGTTGGTAATATTCATTATTCTCAGCTACAGGAGAAGTACATTCATAAGGTTGAATATTAGCTCCTTGGAAACAGTTTGCTATAGATGCTATAGTTGCTAAAGGCTTCTTATAAGTAACTGTAGTACTTGTATAAACAGTTCCTAGAGGAGTTATAGCAGTTCCTGTACTATCTGTCCAAGTAGTTACTCCATTCTTATATACCATGTAATAAGTATTGCTGCCTATAACTATAGTATATTTTACAAATGATACCCCATTATCATCTACTCCATTCTCACTTGTTACAGTACCATCAGCAATACCAAGATAAGTTTTACTTATATTTGTTTCACCATGATAGAATAACCTATTAGGAATAGAACCACTTAGGAAGTTTTCCCTATCTGAATCAGAACTAAATAGGTAAGCTACTGTAGTAAGATTTGAGCTACTGCTGAAACCATCACCAACAAGAGTATATTTAAATCCTATATTATGGAAAGTTGCAGCACAGTTCTAAAGAGCAGAAGCACCTGTAAATAGAGTTCCAGGGAAGGCTGGAGTCTCAGTTAGAGCTGCTGTAGCAGTACATCCCATGAAAAATCCTGCAAACATTATTATCTCAGTCTTACAACTTGATAGAATATCAAATGGGAATGTTCCTGTTATAGTCTTATTTATGCCAGCTCCATTAAAGGAGCTTGTCATAGGACCACTAGCCCCATATCCATACTCTGAACCCTCATTATATCCTATATACCTCAGGTTTGTAAATGCACTTAATGTAGTATTATCTATAGGCATATTAACCTATCCAGCTGTTGCATCAGATACCCTAAAGCTACATTTAATAGTCTAAACCTTAGCTGGGGTAGAGAAGAACTTAGAAGGTGTAATAGTACCTGAACCATAATTGCTGTTAAAACAATATAGCAGATAAGTACAATATGCGGGTATATTAGTAATTGTATTATAATTGATATAAATACATCCATTAAACATACTTACACCTACAGATAGAGCAGGAAGATTACTAAAGAACTCTGTAAAGTCACCACAATCACTTAATGTAACACCAGCTCCTGTTATGCTGCTTATACTTGAACTATCAATATAACCTCTTGAGTTTATTCCATTTATGAGTAGTCTAGGTGAGAAGTACAGCATATTTGACAATTGGTTATAGCTTGAAGTAGAATGTCTGAATAGATACTTATCCATTAAGAATGTGTATCCACTGAACATCTAACTCATAGAAGCTAATGTATTAACCAACGGGCTGAACAATCCATCATTCTTTGTTATAGCACCTGACTCTACAGTAGGAGAGAACAGCCTTATATATAAGGGTCTTCCCGATGTATTAGGTTCAGCAAAGAACATATCATCTGTATGAACCACCTTAGGACATTGTACAAACATATATCTATTAGGTGAGTTATCAACACTTGAAGTCCACCAGAATGGGTTTTGTTTTAATGACCAGAAGGTACTTTGGAAACTTACAGCATTTGTAGCACTACTTGTTACATAGTAAATATCAAATGTTGAGCAGTCAGTTCCAAAGAAGTCTTCATTAAGGTTGGTAAGACCAAACTGCATATTTGTTACTCTAGTTCCTGATTGGAAGGCTATTGTAAAATCTGAATATGGAGCTTTACCCACATAATTGGCATTCTGAACCTCATAGGGCATCATGACTCTTCCATTGTTTAACACAGAGTTACCATTGAAAGTAACTGAGCCTATTGAAGAACCATGTATAGAGAATACTGAACATCCTCTAAATATACCTGTGCACATCACATTGACATTACCATATACCCTTGTAAGACTTGTACAGCCTTGGAAGGTATTAGTAAGTGGTACAGGATTTGATTGACTATTATAGAACTGAATTGCTGTTACAGTTGAGTTACCTGATATATTGAAATAAGTAAGCTTTTGGAAGTTTGATAAATCAAGAAGACTTGTATTAGCTCCATCACCTGTGACTTTACTCATAGAGGTAGAAGCTAAGTTCAAATAGGTTATATTAGCCTGATTAGACTGTGATATATCAATAGCTTTCAGTGCAAGACAACTTGACAGATTCAATGAAGTAAGAGCCTTACAATCAGTAATAGATAAGTAATTAGTATCAGTTCCTCCCACAAGACCTACACAGTTTGTTATCTGTATAGAGGTAAGTTTAGGGCAGTTACTTATTGCAACTATATTCAAGTTGGCACAACTTGCAATCTTTATACTAGTTATGTTAGGACAATTAAGTATATCTACTTCTTTAAGGTTTGTAAGTGATGAAATATCAAGAGACTGGTAAGAATCACATCCCTTAATAGTTATCTTAGTAACCTTATTACACCCTGTCAAATCCACATTTGAGATATAAGCTTGGTTCTCAAGAACAAACTCTGTTATATTTGAGTTCCTTACTATAAGTTCCTTCAATGGAATACTAGGTATAGTTAAGTTACTTATACAGGTACTATTGCTAATATCTATCTTAGATAGCTTAGTATACTTTGTTCCATAGCTTCCATCTGTAAGCAGATACTTTAAGTTAAGTGCAAAGCTTGACCCTGATGTATTTGAGAAATCCAAAGTTCTTATTTCAGAAATAGGACCATACTCAAAAGACTTCATACTAAAGGCTTGGAAAGAATCATTCTATGATAAGTCAAGGTCTGTAATAGATGGATAACCATCATAGTCAAGTGTATTTGCATTAACTTGATTAGACAATACAGCCACATTCATATCCTTTAACTTAACAGAATCATTACCCCAATTAATGATATTAGGTGAATTTGAGAAGTTCCAGTTTAGTACACTATCACTGGCATTGCTACCTGCATTAACATAGGTTTCTGTGTTCTACTGCATAAAGTAGTATGTCTTAGTAGTATCACCCACCGAATGGTACATAATCATAGGTATGTTTGACTTCATAGGGAAGGCATCCACAGTATTAAGAACTGAATTATAACCTCTTGTATTAAGGTTATTCTTGAAGTTCATAGTCTAAGATGGGTCTCTCCAATAGAATACACTATCCAAGAATAATATATGTTTCTTCAGCCAATCCCTAGTATAAGCCTATTTTCTACCATGCAGCTTAGTAAGAGCCTTAGTATCTTTGTATGTATCATCTGTAAATTGCAGTAAG